AAGTAAAACAATTAGCACTAGATGCACAACAATCTGCTGATAATGCTCAAAACACAGCATCTAATGCTTCTAAATGTTGTGAAATGAATCGACAAGAAATTTCTAGGATGTATCAGAAAATTATGGGGAAGTAAATTAAACTACATAAATTATGATTAAGAATCTGGAGTAATATATGACTAATGTTTTTGAAGATCAAGGTCGTTTCATGAGGGCATGTGGACAAACAACAGGAATTTATAATCAAGAACAATTCAATCTCTACAAGACTCTAATTAAGGAAGAGGTTAGAGAATTTGAAGAATCAACTGATTTTATAAACACACTTAAAGAGCTAAGTGATATTATTGTAGTAGTGACCGGAGCTATGCAATCATTAGGTGTTGATCCAGAGGAAGTTTGGAATGAAGTAGTTAAATCAAATATGTCAAAGGTATGTCCGGTGACCGGTAAAGTCTTGCGTCGTGAAGACGGTAAAATTTTAAAGGGAACAAATTATATTGAACCCGATTTTAATAATCTTTCAGTAACAGGTTTAAAGTAAATGAAGAATGCTCCAGAAGTTGCCCGTAAATTAGCCATTGAACACAATTTTCCGAAATGTGAAAAGTATGATTTCTCAGTTCGTGAATATGATGGTCTTTTAGAATTAATTGGCTATATTCAAGATCCCAGATATTCTCCGGAAGATTTTGTTGGTAAAGAATTTCTCCAACCATTTTTCTGGGTAACATTAGGTGTTTTTGATCCCGATACTTTGGAGTTGGTATAAATGGCTGTTAAATTAATTACTCTAAAACCAGCACATGTTTTTATTGGTGATGTTGAAGAATGTTCACCTAGTCTTATTAAGATTAAATTTCCTGCACAAGTTCTAGTTACTCCATCTGAACAAATGGGATCACAAGTAACATTTATACCTTTCAATCAATTTGCAGAGGAATTCAAAACTGGTATCTATATTGCCACTGAGAATATTCTTTGTACAACAACCCCGGTAAAAGAACTTTATAATTCCTATAATGAAGTTTTTGGATCTGGATTACAAGTAGTCAGCAATCTTCGTGGGGTTTAATGTACTATACAAATGTTGCATTACAAGGCAATAATATTCTATTAAGAGCAGTAAAGAACGGGAGAAGAATTAATCTAAAAATTCAGTATAGTCCAAAATTCTACGTTCCTACCAAGAAACCTACTCAATTCAAAACATTATTCAATGAATCTTTAGAAGAATTGCAATTTACCACAATTCGTGAAGCTAGAGATTTCAAAAAGAAATATGATGATGTTGAGAATTTCAAAATCTATGGTCAAGAAAGATTTGAATCCGCTTTTATAGCAGATGAATTTAAAGAAGAAATTGATTGGGATATCAAAAACCTTTCAATAGCAATGATCGATATTGAAACTGGTAAAGATTCTTCTGGACAATTCGCTGATCCACAAAAAGGTAATGGACCATTAACAGCAATTTCTATTAGATATCTAAATGGGAATGTTCTGTTATTCGGTTGTAAAGATTATGAAATCCAGGGTAATGAAAAATATATCCATTGTAAAGATGAATATGATCTCTGTAAACAATTCCTGAACTATTGGACCAATAATTATCCAGATGTTGTGTCCGGGTGGAATTGTCTGGAAGGAAATCAGACGGTTTGGTTTGCCAATAAAATATTAAGGATACAGGATTTATCAAATATATATCAAAACAACCCCCTTTTCATAGATGGGTCGCGTATAAATAGATATGATTATACGGGAGATAAATCTATGTTTAAAATAAAAAGTTGTGTAAAGGGTGATATATTATGTTCTGGTGAACATAAGTTTTTTGTTAAAACGAAAAATCATGACAAATATGTTAGATTTTCTACTTTGAATAAAGCAAATGAAATTGAGTGTAGTGTCAATGACATTAAAAATTTAATGGAAAATGGGAATGATGTATATTTACAATTGAAGTTTGGTAATAATGTAAAAAACGATATAACATGGAGGGATTTGATATTAGAAGACTCCATATGGAATAGATTAATGAGAAATCCACATTTTGATATCCCCATAAAACACGAAGAAATAATACCATTAGTAAGACAAACGGTTGATGTTATAGATGGCTATGCTTGGGGTAGTAAATTTTGGAAAAAACACTTTGTTTGGAACTACAAAAGAAACACGCATTTGTGGTCAGAAGAACAAATAAAAGAACAAGTGAGGAATGAAAAAATACTTGATTTTGTCTATAACAATAGACGAAAAACTATGGACCTTGATGGTGTAGTGTCTTGTGATGAATTGAAATTATTGGGATTTTTGTTCACAGATGGAACTTGGGACGACAATTTAGGTACTATGTGTTTTACACAGAAGAATAAGGAGACTTTGGAATTATATTCAACAATAATAAAAGAAAAGTTTTCACCTAAATCTATAACAATAAAAGAAGTTATTAGAGATAGGGATGTGGCGCCCGGAATTGGTTATAGTATGAAACTTGCTGCCACTCATATGGGAATTTTGTCTTGTGTAGTTTATGATTTTGATGATGTGGGTAAGAAATATAAAAATCCAGATATTACACTTTTGTCACTTCTTTCAAAGAAACAATTTATGTCGTTTCTAACAGGCACTTATGATGGGGATGGTTATAAATGTACAGAAAATAACGCAAGTTTGGCTATATGTAATTTTGATTGTAGTAAGTTCAATTATTTAAATGGATTGAATGAATTATTACTTTGGAATGGGTTTTTGTCTACAGTAAATCATAATCAAACCATATTAAATATTTTAGGCAATGAAAAAAATATAGAATTGATAGAATATATAAAAAATAATTCTTGTAATAAAAATAGAAGCGACACTATAAACATTGATAACATAATAGATGGTTCAAATAAATCTTTTTCTAAAGTTTTGAATTATTGTTATGGTGGAGATATTTTATATAGTAAAATAAAACAAATTTCTGATACAAACCAAATAGTTCCTATGTATGATATAGAAACACCATCGCATTATTTTTATACAGGTGGCGTTAAAACACATAATAGTTCTAATTACGATATTCCATTTATCATCAATAGATTCAAAATTGTTCTAGGTGAAGATGAAACCAAAAAATTATCCCCTTGGAATAATGTTTGGTCAAGAACTCAAACCATTCAAGGCAAAGAAGTAATTACCCACAACATTACTGGAATTGCTTCTTTAGATTATATGGAATTGTATAAATGGGGTGGAAAACCAAAGGAATCCTATAAATTAGATTTCATAGCATCAGAAGAATTGGGAGAAAATAAATTATCTTATGATGAATATGATACTTTAGAAAATCTCTATGAACAGAATTATCAGAAATTTCTGGAATATAACCTTCGTGATACTGAACTATTGGTGAAATTAGAAGATAAATTAAAATTAATTGAATTGGTATTAACTCTAGCTTACGATACCAAGACCAATTATGAAGAAGTATTTTCACAAACTAGGATGTGGGATTCTTTGATTTATTCTTATTTGTTGAAAGATAATATTATCATGCCAACAAAAACGATTAAAGAAAAAGAATCTGCTTTTGAAGGTGCTGTAGTAAAAGAACCGAAAGTCGGAATGCACCATTGGATTGCATCATATGACTTAGATAGTTTGTATAGTCATACCATCATGCAATATAATATCTCTACAGAAACTTTAATTGAACCTGAAGATTATACTAATGATATGCAAGATATTATTTCATCAGGGGTGTCTGTAAATCGATTATTGAATAAAGAATTGGATTTATCAAAATTATCTAATGTAACAATGACTCCTAATGGACAATTCTTTAGAACAGATATTATGGGAACATTTCCAAAAATGCTCCGACAAATGTATGCTGATCGAAAGAAATATAAAAAAATGATGTTGGAAGCTTCTCAGGAATATGAATATGTCTTAGCAGAAATCTCAAGAAGAGGCTTGACTTAGAACGAGATTTCTGTTATACTATATTTTTCTGGAGGATTGAATTGAAAGAATTAGAGAATTTATCTGATATTGAACTATTAGCATACAAGGAAGAATTATCTAGAAAAGTATCCAAATATAATAATATCCAAACAGCACGTAAGCTGTCCATGAATTCACTTTTTGGCTCCCTTGGAACGAAATATTTTCGGTTTTATGATTTAAGAATGGCATTAGCTATTACATTATCGAGTCAGCTAAGTATTCGTTGGATTATTCTAAAAATCAATGAATATATGAATAGGGTTCTTGGTACTACTAATGAAGATTTTATTCTAGCTAGTGATACCGATTCTTTTTTCTTACATTTAGAACCATTGATTACTAAAGTAGGAATTGATACATCAGATCCTAATAAAGTTATTGAGTTCATGGATAAGATATGTAAGACCAAAATTCAGGAGACCATTAATAAAAGTTACCAGGAATTAGCTGATTATGTAAATGCTTATGAACAAAAGATGTCCATGAAGCGGGAAGCATTAGCTGATAAAGGAATTTGGACTGCTAAAAAACGCTATATCCTTAATGTTTATAACAATGAAGGAATTCAATTCAAGGAACCGCATTTAAAAACTGTTGGATTAGAAG